CGTGATAAGATGACTCCTGCGCAAGCAGAAGAAGATCGTGTATTCTTTGAGATCTTTGACGAGTTTAAAGACTTTGTGCGTACAAAGACTAACTGTACTGTATTACAGAATCCTATACTAGAAGCAGATGATCTTATTGCGGGTTGGGTACAATCACATCCTAACGATAATCATGTTATCATTAGTACAGACGGAGATTTTGCACAACTCGTTGCGTCTAATGTACGACAGTACAACGGCGTTAGTAATACAACTATTACACATGAAGGATACTTTGACGATAAAGGTCAGCGGGTAATTGATAAGAAAACTGGCGTAGAAAAGCCAGCGCCCGATCCACAATGGCTGCTGTTTGAGAAGTGCATGCGTGGCGACACTAGTGATAACATCTTTAGTGCTTTTCCCGGTGTACGCAAGAAAGGCACTAAGAACAAAGTAGGTCTTTTAGAAGCATACGACGATATGTCTACTAAAGGCTTTAACTGGAATAACATGATGTTACAACGCTGGACTGATCATAACGGCAACGAACATCGTGTAATTGACGACTATAATCGTAACGTGTTGCTCTGTGACTTAACTGCACAGCCGAGCAATGTACGTGAAGAGATTAACCATACTATTCACAACGAAACAACAGAGCCCAAGGACTTATCACAAGTAGGCATTCGACTACTAAAGTTCTGTAACAAGTGGGACATGCAGCGAGTTGCTGCTGCTGTTGAACAGTATGCGCCACCATTTCAAGCAAGGTACCCAGTATGAAGAACGCAAAAGAAATTCTTAAAGATAAATTTTGGATTGTCACCGACCGAGGCGAAAACGTAGGTACTATTTCCTACAATAACGAACACTATATTCTAAATAGCAGCAAAGGCTCTATTGAATTATGTAAGTCAAAGTCTTCTATTAAAAGCCGATTGGGTAGTATTACTTGGTCTGCGTCGAGTCAAGAAGTTGAAGAAACTTCTTATCAAGTTCACGACTTTCCTGTAAATTGTAACCCATACAATAGTATGTTCGACATTAAACGTCGACTGCCGTTGTTTACTAAAAGTGAAAAGTCTAAAAGCGTTTACTGCGCAGGCTACTATATTATTAAGTTTAATAAAGGCTGGGTTAAGAGCTTTTGTCCTAAGCTTATTACAATCGAACGCTATCGTAGTAAAGGCCCGTTTAAGACTGATATCGAAATGCGTCAACAGTTGAGTAGTGCTAATGCAAAAACAGCCAATTAATACTTCTCCAATTAGTCAGTTTCTTAGCTTAGTAAAGTCTGCCGAAGCAAGTCGGCAAAAAGAGATTCGAATAGATCTTGATAAAGCAAAGAAACTACACTACTGCCTTACTGAACTATTAGCACGACATACTGAAGACTTAGAACAACTTCTAATGACTAAAGATGCTGTAGATTATGAGTACATCGATATCAAGATGGACGGTGGGAACAACTGGTAAACGATAAATATATACGTATATAATAAGGAACGAGAAATGAGCAGGCCAAAGCCCGTAGTGCTAAAAGAATTTACTGATCGGCACACCTATAGAACAGAACAAGTACTCGAAGCTGATGCAATTTGGGCTGTATTTTACCAAGGTAAACCTTTTAATCTTAAAAGCTTTAATAGCTTAACTAACTACCCAGGGCCTAAATACAAAAAAACCAGCTTCTCCAATCCAGGACATGCTCGTAATTTAGCGCAACGTTTAAACACTATGTGGAAGACTAGTGAATTTACTGTAGTGAAGTTCGGTAACACCGGCGATTATGAATAGGCTAGCTTATACTAAGATATTCTTAAATAGTGCCGGTGTTAGTTCTAACGAAACCAACGTAAGGCACTATTCAACCGAATGGTGGTATAACGTTCGTAGCAAATCAACAGGCGGATTAAGACTAACTACTACCGGTAGAGACTTTCTCAAAAACGATCTAGAGATACAATTCTTTAAAATTGAATTTCCGCCCGAAACTAATATACAAAAGACAAACGTTCTTCTTTACTTAGATAAGTTCATCACATGTCCGTATTATCTTACGCCGAAGTATATTCAAGTTACTGACGATCGCAAGGCTATGGAAATAAGTTTGTTCTCAGGTGATCTTGAAAAGTACGGCTTAATAAAAGCAATAGAACGACAAAAAAACATTTGACATAATGGCTAAACTGTCGTATTATATATACAGTTAATAAACAAACACACAGAGGTTTTAGCAAATGGACACGATTCGTACTTCTTCACCAAACTCCGCAAAACAAGTTATCTCGGCTGCTTTCGAATCTAAGCGCCCACTGTTTCTTTGGGGCCCTCCGGGTATCGGTAAGTCCGATATCGTTCACCAAGTTGGTGCGTCAATGAACGCTCATGTCATTGACGTTCGATTGTCTCTTTGGGAGCCAACCGATATTAAGGGCATTCCGTACTTTAACGCTACCGAAGGCAAGATGGTCTGGGCTGCTCCGAGTGAACTGCCCGACGCTGCTATGGCAGAAGAACACGAGCATATTGTTTTGTTCCTTGATGAAATGAACTCTGCTCCGCCGGCAGTACAAGCGGCTGCTTACCAGCTGATTCTTAACCGTCGTGTTGGTCAGTACACCCTGCCAGACAACGTTCTTATTGTTGCTGCTGGTAACCGTGATAGCGACAAAGGTGTTACGTACCGTATGCCAGCTCCGTTAGCTAACCGTTTTGTTCACTTGGAAATGTCAGTATCGTTTGATGACTGGTTTGAATGGGCTGTTACTAACAAGGTTCACCCTGATGTCGTTGGTTACTTGAACTTTAGTAAGCAAGACTTGTATGACTTTGATCCAAAGTCTCCGAGCCGTTCGTTTGCTACACCTCGTTCATGGTCGTTTGTTAGTGACTTCCTTAGCAATAACTATAGCGACGACACGCTTATGGACTTGGTTTCCGGCTCTGTAGGCGAAGGTCTTGCTGTTAAGTTTATTGCGCACCGTAAGGTTGCTAGTAAGCTTCCGAACCCAACAGACATCCTTGCAGGCAAAGTAGATACACTCGACACTGACGAAATTAGTGCTATGTATAGCCTAATTATTTCCATGTGCTACGAACTTAGCCAAGATGTTGACAACCCTACGTTCTACGATAAGGTCGAACAGTTCTTAACGTTCTCTATGAAGAACTTTGACACTGAACTAGTTGTTATGGCAATGAAGCTTGCGCTTACTCAGTATCAGTTGCCTATTGATCCAGACAAAGTACCGAGTTTCGACGAGTTCCACGAAAAGTACGGTAAGTACATTAAAGCAGCTCAAAACTAATGTTATTAAACAAAGCGCTTGACAAGTCGGGCGCTTTGTTGTATTATATATACAGTTAATAAACAAGGAGAATGCAATGAGCGTCGACGGTAAGAAAAACTGGCAACCTAACCCAGACATTACTCCAGAAGAGCTCGATCGCATGACAACAGATGTCTTTGATCGTATTACAGTTGCCCGTGTTGGACTTTTGCTAAAGCATCCATTCTTTGGTAACATGGCTACTCGTCTTAAAGTAAAAGCAGCTAACGATTGGTTGCCTACTGCGGCTGTCGACGGGCGTAATTTGTACTTTAACGCAGAATTCTTCAATGCTATGGATAACGCAGAAATTGAGTTTGTTATTGCTCACGAGATTCTGCACTGTGTATTCGATCACCTAGGACGTCGTAACGATCGTGACCCTAAGCTATACAATATCGCAGCTGACTATATTGTAAATAACATTCTTGTTCGTGATAAGATTGGCGCAAAGCCGAAGCTGGTTGACTGTTTTCAAGACTTCAAATACGAAGGTTGGACGAGTGAACAAGTATACGACGATCTTTACGAACAGGCTGACAAGATCGATATTAACGAACTTGGCGAAATGCTCGACGAACACTTAGATCTTGAAAATAGCGATCACACCAACGATGATCAAAGCGGCCCTACGTATACAAAAGAAGAACTGAAACAGATTAAGGATCAGATTAAAGAAAGTATGCTGTCAGCAGCGCAGGCTGCCGGTGCTGGTAAGACTCCTGGCGAAGTAGCACGTATTATTAAGCAGTTTACTGAGCCAAAGATGAACTGGCGTGAGATCCTTCAGCAACAGATTCAAAGTACTGTAAAGAACGATTATAGCTTTTCTCGTCCGTCCCGTAAGTCGCAATACGGTGTGGTTCTTCCAGGTACTGTAAACGAAGAAACAATCGACGTATGTATTGCGCTTGATACTAGTGGTAGTATTAGTAATGAGCAACTTATGGATTTCCTCGGTGAGATCCAAAGCATTATGGATCAATACAACGATTACAATGTAAAAGTTTGGTGTTTTGACACTAAAGTTTACAACTTGGAAGAGTTTACTGCTCATGAAGGTGATCTTACTGAGTACGAAGCTGCTGGCGGCGGTGGCACTGACTTTATGGCTAACTGGGACTTTATGAAAGAAGAAGGTATTGAACCTAAGAAGTTTATTATGTTTACAGACGGCTATTGTTGGGGTAGCTGGGGTGACGAAACTTACTGCGACACTGTATTTGTACTTCACAGTAACTATGATAAAGATACACAAGCTCCGTTTGGTGTAACTACACGATATGACGAAGCGTAAGATACAGATTAAACCAAATGCTCTTGAATTGTTCGGGATTAGAAAAGTACCTTTTCTTCCCGAGCACTTCGAGCGAACCGATGTTTTTAGCACTACTGGCACTGCCACAGCCGACATCGAAGATTGGATTCTACAAAATACACACGGTCGCTACTACTTAATGTCGTTAGTCTTTGATAAGGTAATCGTAGCATTTGAAGAACCAAAAGAGATGAGCTACTTTTTGTTAGCTTATAAATAAATTATACTGTCAACAATAGGAGTTTATAATGACGGAAGAAAATAGTAACATTGAATTAACCGTAAACGATCTAAATATCGTACGCCAGTTAATTGGGTTAGCTTCAAAGCGAGCTGCCTTTGAACCAGGCGATGAGCAAATCGCAGCTGGACAATTATATAACAAACTGACTAAGTTCTTTGAAGCTGTTACTGCTGAGCAAGCATCTCAGGCTCAAACGCCCGAGCAAGCAGCTAACGAAGATGCTGCTGAAGAAACTGGAGAATAAAATGCTAAAGCACGTTGGCCGTATTAAGAAGACCCAAAAGAAGTGTATTGTAGCATATCGTGTTGTCCCCGGTACAGATAACGAAGCGGTTGTTGTGCCGACTGAGACACTAATGGCTGAAGAACACGATGCCTTGATTAAGCTGGTCGAAAGCGCAGCCGGACAAGAGTCTTACGAGCTTGCTGAGGCAATGGCACGTACTCGTTTACCGGACGGACGTGTGATGCTCGCAGGCTTTCATACTACTGGCAAAATGATTAAAGTTACTGCTGATCAGATTGAAATGACTCCTGACACTCGTACTGTAATCGACCTTGTTGAACTTAACAAAACTATTGCTCAACAAAAAGGTGTTACTGTAGCTGATCTTGCTCTCAAGGATCCTAGCGGTAAGCCCGCTGCTCCTGTTGTCGAAGCAGCAGATCCAGTAGAAGCGTATGTAGATCCAGCGCCTGCTCCTGTACAAGCAGCCGCACAAGACGGTGTACTCACTGACGAACAGTTAGCGTCGCAGTATCGTTCACAAGCAGATGCTATGTTCAAAGAAGCAAAGGTGCTCAGAGAACAAGCTAAAGAAATTACTGACAGACTCAAGAATGCCAGTGAAGAATAAACATAAACAATTTGAAGATCATACTGTACAAAGCTGGCCTGAAATACTAGATGATCTTCATATTGAATCTATACCGACAGATTATGTAAAGCAGATCAAGGTCACGTTTATTGACGGTAAAGTTTGGTTAATTGATGTTAACGAAAGTTACAGTAATTACGACGACCTTGATCTAGCATTAGAAGAACTGTATGCGCAGCACGAAGATGTAATTGAAACTATTAATTTTAATATCGATATAGAAAAAATTAAAGCAGACATTGAAAAAAGAACTACAATCTTTTTGAAGAAACGTAAGTAAAGTTGATAAATACAGTATAGAGATATACTCGGGAGTTATCAATGGCTTTACAGATTAGACGTGGCACAGATGCTGAACGTT